TCGCTTATGGCGTGGTATCTGGGCACAGGAAGATGCAACTAGAGGTTCCGAACGTTCTAAAATCATTAGCCCAGCGTTGCAGCAGGCTGTTGAAAGCTCTGTGGCAGAGATTGAGGAAGCAACGTTTGGCAGAGGTCGTTTCTTTGACATCAAGGACGACGCTAATGACCCTGAAAAAGCGGACATTGTATTTCTCCGTAATCAGTTGCATACAGATTTTGAAGCTACTAAAGTACGTAAAGCAGTGGCTGAATGTCTTATTAATTCGGCTGTCTTCGGAACTGGAATCGCTGAAATAGTCATCTCAGAAGAGAAAGAGATGGCACCAGCAACTCAGCCCATCATGGGTGGAGACCTGACTGCCGTAGGTGTAAACATCAGGGACAGGACGATCTGTAAGCTACGTCCAGTCATGCCCCAGAACTTCCTAATTGACCCAGTAGCCACGAGTGTGGAAGAAGCACTGGGTGTTGCTGTTGACGAGTTTGTATCCCGACATCTCGTGGAGCAGCTACAGGAGTCCGGTGTGTATCGTGACGTAGCACTCAAGGGTTCTGCTCCTGACTTTGACATTGAACCCGACAGGGACCTCACGGTGTACTTGGACGACAAAGTGCGTCTCACGAAGTACTACGGTCTAGTCCCACGTTATCTCCTAAATGACGCACAGGCCGAAGAAGGCGACGAGGAGTTATCAGAGGACGATAACGAGTCCTACTACGTAGAAGCTATCGTTGTTATTGCTGACGGTGGCACACTCCTGAAGGCCGAAGCTAACCCCTACATGATGCAGGACAGACCCATTGTTGCTTTCCCGTGGGACGTAGTACCTTCGCGTTTCTGGGGTCGTGGTGTATGCGAGAAGGGCTACAACAGCCAGAAGGCTCTGGACGCTGAACTCAGAGCACGTATTGACGCTCTGGCGCTTACAGTACACCCAATGCTGGCTATGGACGCTACGCGTATCCCACGAGGATCACGTCCGGAAGTCAAAGCTGGTAAACTCCTGCTGACCAACGGTAATCCACAGGAGATCCTACAGCCGTTTAATTTTGGTCAAGTTAACCAAATTACCTTTGCCCAAGCAGATGCCCTTCAGAAGATGGTACAGACCGCTACAGGGGCGATTGACTCAGCAGGCATAGCGGGGTCCATCAATGGTGAAGCAACCGCAGCGGGCATCAGCATGTCTCTGGGAGCCATCATCAAGCGTCATAAGCGTACCCTAATTAATTTCCAAGAATCATTCCTGATTCCTTTCGTTACCAAGGCTGCACATCGGTACATGCAGTTTGACCCTGAGCATTACCCCGTGTCGGACTACAAGTTCCACGCTACGTCAACACTGGGGATCATGGCTCGTGAATACGAGGTCACTCAGCTAGTACAACTGTTGCAGACCATGAAGGCTGACTCACCACTCTATGGTTCTCTGATCTCAGCCATCATCGACAACATGAACATCACCAACCGTGAAGAACTGATTGCACGTCTTGAGCAGGCATCACAGCCCACTCCGGAACAGCAACAGGCTGCACAGCAAGCACAACAGGCACAGCTTGAGTTTCAACAGTCCCAGACAGCAGCACTCATGGGTCAGGCTCAGGAGTCCCAAGCACGAGCACAGAAGATCAGTATTGAAGCTCAGGCAATACCACAGGAACTCCAGATCAGCAAACTCAAGGCCATTACGACTAACCTACAAGCCGGAGATCAGGACGAGAAGGAGTTTGAGCGTCGCCTGAAGGTCGCTGAGCTTGCGCTGAAGGAGAAGGACATTAAGATCAAGGAGAAGTCCTCAGTCCTGAACTTGGAGCGCAGAAACAATGAGAAGCAAGCAGAACAACAGCTTCTAAGTAGGATTATGAAGTGAACGTAGACCTCAAGATTGCAGCGGTCTATGACAAACTTGAGCAGAAGATTAATGCTGTCACAAAAGCTGCTGGCCCTAAAGGTGACAGGGGCGATCGGGGTCCACAAGGTGACTCCGGTAAACAAGGCCCTAAAGGTGACAAAGGCGACAAGGGTGACAAAGGAATTGACGGAAAGACTGGCAAGGACGGTCAGGACGGTAAAGACGGAGTTGGCATAGAGTCCATTGAAGAAGCAGTGGACGGCAGCATCGTCTTTAACCTTTCGGACGGTTCCCAGTACGACGTTGACGTATCCGGGTTGATGCAGGAGGCTACGCAGAACATAGTCTCTTCCAACACAGTCCGGCTACATGACAAAACATGGATTGACTATGTAAACGGCTATACGACAACTCCAACGCTGTTATCAACGATAGCTGACGGAGACGTGTACCAATATACCTACACTAACACAACACTCTACAGATTAGTTCCATCAGGTTCAGCTATAGATTCGTTCTATAGGACATTCTCCGGTGGAGTTCTTAGCGGTCTAGTTGTTGAAAAAACAATTATAGTTTGAGGATAACAAATGGCTATTGCTACAGATATTGCTATTGACGGCAGCGGTAATATCTACTACAAGGGTGCAGTACATGGTGCTTCCGGCGCTGGTTACTACACTGTCTTGGAGTTACACCGCTTCCTACAAGATCTAGCAGACGACGCAAGCGCTACCGGAGATGATCTTATTGACATCACGAGCGTCACGCCGTCCGACAGATCTACGGACAACATTATTACAATCAAGAGTGGCTACCAGTTAGACGACGCTAACGCAAGTGCTACTGACGCTATCTCTGAACACTTGTACGACGGCTCCATCATTCAGGAAGGCGACGGTACAATCTATGACGGTATGCTCGTAATTGCTGCTGAAGGCATGGATCTTCAGATTCTGCAAAACGGCGCTATCGTCACGAATGACTTCTGGAACACAGTCCCTAACGGTCTGTCAACCAAAGGCTTGAACAGAGACTCTGCTAACGGTATTTCACATCGGTTCCTGCTCAAAGTAAACAATGCAGGTACTGAGATTGACGGTAGACGTCTCATCGGTATGACTCGTGAAACCGGCTTTACCTATTCAGAATTTAAGATTAACGGTACGTCACGAGGTAACAACGTACTTGCATTGTCATACGCTGCTGACATTAATGACACGACGGACGCTTCCGGTAGAACGACTATTACCAACACGCAAGGCTATCGTTCATTAGACATCAGCGGAGACGGTACCCCTGAGCCGTACTACTCAGAATGGAATATGGATACATATACCAGTAAAGAGTTCTATGAGCGGATGAAGTACATCACTCGTAGAGGCGAGACCACGACTATCTATGGTCTTCAGGGTCAAGTCTTCCGTGGTGTTACACATGAACTCGCTGGTACGCAATCCAGTGGTACGTTTGTTGAGCCTGAAAGCCTGAGCTGGACTGGTGGTACTGGTCAGTTGTTGGCTATTGACAGCACGACAGCAGGCACCAAGATCTGGATGCAGATTCTCACGGGTATTGCACCAACATCAGGTAACGTAACGGGTAACGGTGGTGCTATCTTTGCAGTCTCCGGTGCTACGGACCGTACCGTATCAACTCCTTTCTGTGGTCAGTCTACTGGTTCAGCACTTATTGGTGCCTATGGTTTCGGTATGGAAGTTGCTGATACGTCAGCCTCCGACACCTTTACTGACTTGACTGCTACTACGGTCAACCCACCGAACAACGTAACCTTTACGGTTAATGGTATTGTTTCCGGTGAGGACCGTGTACTCGTTGGGCCTGCTAACGGTTCTGCTCTGCGTACTGACCAGTTTGACCTAAATACGGCAGTTACCGGAGCGTCCACGTCAGTCATTGTACAGACTGGCAGTGAAACTATCGGTGCTTCTACGCCTAACCAAACGGATACGCCTACGAGTGGAACCATTCGTGTCAAGGGCGACGACGGTGTTTATTACCGCGTACCTTATACTGGTTTGACCAAGGCTGCATCAACACTCACGTTTACTGGTTGTACTAACGTGCCTACGGCGTTCGTTGCTAATTACGTATTCATTAGTTACCTTCACAAAGTAGCAGGCAGTACCAGCGAGTCCTTCACTACTGTATGCTCCACAGGCAACCCACGATCTCTGTTTATCCGTGTTCGTGACGGTGGTACTGCGGGTGATACCGTCCCAATTAAGACTTTTG